TCTTTGGTTTACTGGTGACATAGATTCTGAAATGGTTAAATTAAAGAACCGTTGGTTAGAAAATGTCTAAAATGCCATTACTATAAATAATTGGTAAATACATTCGCTATGTCAACTTTAAGGAGAATAAGATGGCATTTCAGCTTTCACCAGGCGTACTGGTTACTGAAAGGGACCTAACCGATGTAGTCCCAGCAGTTTCCACAACTGCTGGTGGGTATGCCGGTCATTTTAACTGGGGACCAGTTAATGTAGTTGTTAGTGTTGATTCTGAAAAGACACTGGCAAAACAATACGGCACACCCGACGATAATACCCATGGCTCATTTTTTACAGCAGCTAATTTTTTAGGTTATGGAAATAATCTGCAGGTTGTCAGAGCCGAAGCTTCTGGCCATCTAAATGCTGTAGCTGCTAGAAATGCTCTGGATGTTTCCGGAACAGCAACATTAATTAACAATGTAGACGATTACGAAGCTAATACAGCGTTTCTGGCTGGTAGTCTGGCCAGTTCGGTTGGATTGTTTGCTGCCAAGTATCCAGGTTCCTGGGGCAACAGTCTAAAAATTAGCATGTGCGATGGCAATACCTGGGGCTCATGGGCCTACAAGACAGAATTTTCAACTGCACCTGGAACTAGTACCTATGCATCGGGTCGCAGTGGTTCCTATGATGAAATGCATATCATAGTAATCGATGAAGATGGGCTGTTTTCTGGCGTAGCCGGCAGTGTACTAGAAAAATTTGATTATGTTAGCAAGGGACGAGATACCAAGAAATCCGATGGCAGTACAGCCTACTACAAAGATGTACTAAGAGACCAAAGCGGTTATGTGTATGTCATAGATCATCCAGCAACTGCTAACCTCAGTGCCAGTGCAAACTGGGGCAATGCTGTGACTGGTGTAACCTTTGCCAATCTAAATGCAGCTGTTACCAGTAGTTTTAGGAATGGTGCTCTGGGCACACCCAGCGATGCCAATGTTATCAGTGCCTATAATCAGTTCCTCCAAGATGGACTGTACGATGTAAGCCTGATCCCAGTTGGCCCCTATGGTCAGAACGTCATTGAGCACGTGGTTGAAAATATTTGCGAAGTACGCAAAGACTGTATTGGGTTCTTTAGTCCAGAACTGTCCGATGTTAAAAATCGAGCAACCACTAGTGCAGCAACAACAGACGTTGTATCATTCAGAGAAGCAGTTAATCTTAACAGCAGCTATGGTGTCATGGACAGCGGTTGGAAATACCAGTATGATCGTTACAATGATACCTATAGATGGGTACCATTAAATGGTGACGTTGCTGGTCTTTGTGCTCGAACAGACTTTACCAACGATCCTTGGTTTAGCCCAGCTGGCTATACCCGAGGTGTCATTAAGAATGTAGTCAAGCTGGCTTTTAGCCCAACACAAAGTAATAGAGATACACTGTACAAGGCCGGAGTAAATCCTGTGGTCAGTTTCCCTGGACAGGGTACTGTATTGTTTGGTGACAAGACACAGCTAAGCAAACCCAGTGCATTTGATAGAATCAATGTTCGCAGATTGTTCATAGTTCTTGAAAAGGCCATAGCCACAGCAGCCAAGTATCAGCTGTTTGAATTCAATGATGCCTTTACCAGAGCGCAGTTTAGAAATCTGGTCGAACCATTTTTGCGAGATGTACAGGGTCGCCGAGGTATTACAGACTTTAAAGTGGTCTGCGATGAAACCAATAACACCGGTGAAGTCATAGATCGTAATGAGTTTGTGGCTGACATCTTCATAAAGCCAGCTCGCTCAATCAACTATATTACACTAAATTTCGTGGCTACCAGAACTGGTATTAGCTTCGAAGAAGTTGGAGCCTAAGGAGAACTAGATGTCAACCGTATTCAACGTAGATAGATTTAAGGCTGCGTTAACCAATGGTGGGGTTCGTCCCAACCAATTCGCAGTATTACTTAGCTTCCCTACCTATGTTGCTGGTCAGGCTCTGGCAGTAGCCAGAGCACCATTCCTGGTTACAGCAGCCGAACTGCCTGGCCAGGACATTGGACCAGCCACAGTGTTTTATAGAGGTCGAGAAGTTAAGTTTGTTGGCGACCGAGTCTATGCCCCCTGGACCATTACAGTACTGAATGATGCAGACATGAGCATCAGAACAGCCCTGGAACAATGGATGAATGGCATGGAAGATCTAGCCAACAAGACTGGCAGAATGAATCCAGCAGACTATCAGAGAAACATTGATGTCTATCAGCTAGACAGAAATGGCAATGTACTCAAGGGTTATAAATTAGTTAGCGCTTTCCCGACTAATCTAGCACCCATACCTCTGGATTTCGGAGCCAATGATCAGATCAGCAATTTCACAGTTACCTGGCAATATCAGCACTTTACAGTGACCAATAGTGCTAGCCAGCAGGCTGTTGATATCGCCCGAACCTTTATTGGTGCTTTAGGTTAATTAACAGGCTAAATTATGGCTATATCATTATTTGGGTTCACTATTAGCCGAGATCAGAACGAAGATCCGGCTAATAGAACACAGAGTTTTGTAACACCCACGCCTGATGACGGTGCCAGCACTGTCCAGGCCGGTGGGTATTTTGGCACCTATGTTGACCTGGACGCTACGGCTAAATCCGAATCTGAGCTCATAACCAAGTATCGAGAAGCCAGCCAGTATCCAGATTGCTCAACAGCCATAGATGAAATCGTTAGCGAAGCCATAGCTGCTGTAGACGATGAAAATCCTGTGGACATTAATCTTGACGAAGTAGAGCTAGACGACAAAATCAAGAAAACCATAAGTATCGAATTCAAACAGATTCTAAAACTGTTGGAGTTTAATAACAAAGGTTTCGACATATTCAGACGCTGGTATGTAGATGGTAGAATCTATTACCAAAAGGTCATAGACATCAAGGCTCCCAAACGAGGCATACTAGAACTCAGACAAATCGATCCTCGTAAGATCAGAAAAGTTCGTAACATACAGAAAGAAAAAC